CAATTTTATTATCATAGTCTGTTATTGCTCTTGTATACGTTTGCCTTGCTGTTGCTACTCTATTTTGATATGCAGTATACATTTGCACTTGTGAACTTTCAGCATATCCCGAGTTAATCATTTTTGCATTTGCTTCTGCATTAGCGCCATATTGGTTACTTTGTTTTTGCCAATCAGCATAAGCTCCTTTTTGTTCTTTTAAATAATCTTGCTTTTGATATTCTTTGTTTTGATTTATTTCATTTATGGTTTGCTCTGTCATTTGATTTTGAATATCTGTTTGCGTTTTTTGATAGTCCTTTGCAGCATTAATTTGTTGATTATAAAATTTATCACTGTTATTAACCATATTGTTATATAGATTATTAACTTCTTTTAAATCTGCTGTTTGTTGTGCTTTTATTCCTGCATAAGTATTGTTATTTGATGCCATTTTTTACCTCCTATCTTTTTACATAAGAACCTACATAGCACTCTAAAGTACATGAACATAGATTAAATGGTTTATCTGATTCAAATTTAAGTTGTATTGCTTTCCATTTCTTTTTCTTTATTCTTGGCACTATGTATCCTTTTACGTTTTTATATGTATTTATTTTTTCAAATTTATTATTATCTGTTTTTGCATATATAGTAATTACAGAACCTTCTACATCTGCTACACAACCTCTTTTATTGGTTGTTTTTTGATATTGAGGTGCATTAAACTCATCTGCAATAGTACACCAATAAGATTTTATGTTTGTATCCGTTTTAGTTAGAGAATATACTTTTTTATCACTACACAAATAAAGAACACCATCTTTAACTCTGGTGCTTGTTATATCATTTTCAAACTCCCAATAAAACCACTCATATTGTGCATTGTTGCCTACAGTAGAAACTGCTCTTGAATCTGCCAAGAATACTTTGTTTTTAATTATTACAAGTAAATATCCTTCCCACTCTTCAAGTATCATATCTTTATATCCATCAGCATTAAGTAATTTACTATCTACTAGAGAACTTCTATGTGATATTACTTGTTCTGTTGTTACATCTCCAGATATTGCTTCCATACCTCTATCAGAGAAGAAACATATATCATCATTAAAATTAATTCCTGTACTTACACAACCTGTTGATATAGATGAATGTGTTGGTGAGTATATTTTTCCATAGTTTTCGTCAATTACTGGGTTATGATAGAAAATAGTAGTGTCATTGTTATTAGGTTCTTTTAACACCCACAATGCATTATTTCCAGCTACTATTGCTTTTATACTTGCATCATCTACACCTTCTGTATAATAATCATAATCACTACAATATGATGGATCATTTAAGCTACTATGGTATAGCATATTAGGTTTGTCTGGATTACCACTAAAGAATACTCTTGTATCAAATATAGTTGCCATAGTGCACTTTTCTATTATTGCCCTATTAGTAGTTGTTTTTCTAAATTGTACTACTACGTTATCTTGCCCATCAGTTAAAGGTACTGTAGGAGCTGTAATAAATGTTATCTTTCCATCAGTCGCATTAAACGTAAAATCCGTGCTATATGTCTTTTCAACATCATCTACCCACACTTTGGGAGTATAATTACTATCAATATTTTTTGCATCTAGATAATAATCTGTTGATTCTCCATCTGCCACAAAACTGTTTTTTCTTAAGTCTGTTAATAAATTTACGTCTTCGTGTACTACTCCACCACCTTCTGGTGCTTTACTTATAGTTGTTGTTGGTATGTATCCTTCAACTTCTGATACAGTTGTTCCATTATATTGCAAATATTTGTTCCCATCTTTTATATACAAAATATTATTGAAAACAAAAAAGACAGATTTGTGTTCTGCCATACTGCTATATATTACATTATCATTGTCATATAGTTTCGTCCCACTATGTACTATTCTATGTTTTACTTTGCTTATTTCATAAAAGTATATGCCATATATCGTATCAGTATATTCTTTAACAAGCTCTATGTCTGGTCTTGTTTCTATGCTTCCACTATTATTACTTTTATAGTTCTTCCACATGTTAAGTGCATCTGGTGAACGATAGAACAATACTTCATCTGGTCTACTTGAAAAGTCTACACCTCTAAATGCTCTATATTCATGAGTTTGAGGTTTAACTATCGTACTCATACTTCAATACCCTCACTTAAAGTTAAACTCCCAGTAGAATATCTTACATCTAGTTCGTTAAGTAATTGTTGGTATCTTGCAGCATATATAGTTCCATATTGACTAGACACATCGCTTTTAAGCAAGTCTGCTGCTACACCATAAGGCATTACCTCTAACACATCTGTTGATAGTTCGAATACAAAGTCATCTTCTGTTTCATCATTTATTTGTGTAGGATATTTATAATAATAGAATCTAGCAGTTCCATCTTCATTAAAGGTTATAGTATTAAGCATAGTATCATAATCTACACCTCTAATACCATATAATTGGTATATGTCTTTATCAATGTCAGTTAGATTTATCTCTTCTCCTTCAGTAACTTCCATACTTTTGTTAGCAGTTATCTTTTTTATTCTTGCAAGTTCATTTTGTATTTGATTTATAACACTATTCATTTTTGTAGATAAATCTGGATCATTTGTTAGTTCTGATGTATTTTCATCATATTCTTCTATTAATTGATATGTTTTTTGTTTCATTTCTTCTAGTGTCATATATTACACCTCCTATTTCTTTGGATTAATATCTGTATTATCTTTATAGATTTCTTTAATTTGCTTTATCTCTTCTTCTAGGTCTTTCAACTTATATACTGGTATGTTCGGTACAATATATCCCATTAGTTCGTCCCATATTAATATTGTTCCTTCTGGCAGTTCTTGTGTAAGTTTACTTTCTTCTTTTGTGTGTATATCGTTATACTCACTTTCGCTCGTTAATGTTGTTGTTAATACTAAATCTTTAAGTACTTGGTGTACTCTACCATTTTCAGTTGTTTCATCAAATTCCATATCTTTTGTTACCGTTCTACCATATATTTGTTTTAGACTTGGTTGTACTATAAATAATTCATTGTTCATTGTTTCCTCTCCTTTCGTGTTTGTAGGAGTTGCACCCACCATACTCTTAACACGATAAAAAAGGAGGCGCTATACCTCCTTCTATTACATTGCAGTTTTAATTACATAAATTTCATCTGGTCTTACAATTTTAGCACCGAATACATATAATCCTTTTAATGCATCTTGGAATGCGTCATGTGGTCTATATGCTTCTACTTTATCAATTTGTTCAGCAAATGCGATAGCTTTGTCAGTTCTTAATACATTGTAATATACATTGTCTGTAGAACCTGTTCCTGTTTTACCAGTTGGAAGTAAGTTTTCAATACATACAAATGCGTTGTTGATCTTACCAACAGCACCTTTCTTTAATACTTCAGGATTATCAGTAGATAGTTCAGTTAATGCTTGTCTATAAAGAGTGAACACTTTAGGTGCTACTTCTAAATAGAAAGTATCATTGATTCTACAATTTTTACCATATAGATATGCAAATCCATCTTCTACAGATGCAACTGCATTAGCTTTTGTAAGTGATATAACACTTGCACTTTGTCCTAGAGGTGATGTTCCATCTTCTACACCAGCTTCAATTAAAGATGCTACATATTTATCACCTTCTTCAGCAAGTCCTAAAGAAGCTTGTCTTGCTGCATCTTCCATTAATCCAGGTACACTTTGTGCTTTATCAATGTCTTCTACTTCAAAATCGAAATATCTATATTGGTTTAATGCTAATGTTAAACTAGCATCTGTTAATCCTTCACGAGTTAATGATGTCCCAGGACTATAAGTTCTTATAGTTGGACGAGTTACACTTAAAATTTTTACTTCCTTTGCATTTTTGCTATCTTTTTCATATTGAAAATCGCAGTGATTTCTTAATGAAGTTATTGTTTTTAATTCTTTTTGAATTGCTTTTGACCAAATTGTTTGTTGGAAATTTGATACTGCCATAATTTAATCATCCTTTCTTTTTTAGAAAACATTCTCCTTCTTCGCATTTTTAGTCATAGACTTTCTAACATTTGCCCACACTTCAGGATCATCTAAATCCTTTTCAGTTAGTTTAGATATTTCTTCTGGTGTGTAATAGTCTTTGACCTTACTTTGCGCTCCAGACTTCATGCTTCCCATTTTTTTTGTTTCTTTTTTAGGTTGTAGTTTTAGAAACATTTCATATTTTTCTTTTATTGGTAGTTCTGGATTAAGTTTGTCAGAAAACTCTTTAAAATCTTCGGCTTCAAGTTTGTCTTTACTGATACCTAGTTCTAAAACAGCACTTTCTTCTTCTCTTCTTTTCCTTTCGTTTGCCAATTTTAAAAATATTATCTTATCCCTTTCACTTAATTGTTCCGCTGGTATATTTGCAAGGTCATCTACTTCATCAACCAACTCTTTATAAGTACAGTTCTTTATAAATTCGTTGGCTT